CAATACTGCGTTATCGATTAGTGTCCCCGCCTTGGGATTAAGTGGTGTACGCAGCAATACAACCGACACTTTTACGGCTGTAGCTGGAGATAAGTTGGTCTTTAGATTACAAAACAATCACACCAACGTAAGCGCAGTCGTAGTTTCAGTATCATTTATAATTGAACAATTATGAGAAATATACAACCTTTGGACATTTGGAGTAATGGCGATGTAAAGACAGCTGTTACCTTGAGCCTTTACATTAGTTATGACGACCTATCAACCCAAGCGGCCTTGATATACAAGCTACTGGATGTAGATGGTTCGTCTATTTATGAAGGGCAAATATTTTTTAAAGACCAGACCTACATTGATTGGGGAAGCAGCGGCGACTCTAATTCAGAGGCTTACACGCTTGCGGCAGCTCAATTAAACCTAACGCTTATATGAAAAAGATTCTTCGCAAACTTCAACTCTTCGACGGGATATGGACTATCCCCCTAGCGTTCTTTTTATTCCTACTCGCGGGGTCCTACAGCGCGGAATATTTCGGCGACGGACTCATCTCCACGGAGTACATACAGCAGGTTCTTCTTGCCGTACTTATCATGATTATTGGTAACTTTGTGGTGTTCCTAGGATCGTTCATGAACTTCCGTGGAATACAGAACTACTTCTACTCCAAGGAGGCGAAGAAAGAGGTTGAATATTCCGCATCACCATGGGAAAGAATAAAATTATATCTACTTGTTTACTTTGGGCTTTTCTTGCTCTTCCTATTCACATTGTGGCTGATAATGACGGCTACTGCGTCCGCGCCACTGCCGCATCTTTTGTCGGAGTAAAGGAGAAGGGAGGCAACAACCAAGGCTTTGGAGATAAAGAACTCCAGAAGATGATGGCTGCTGTAGGGTGGAAACCCGGTCATGCTTGGTGTGCCTATTTTGTCAGGGCCATTTTGGATGAATGTGGAATACCAAGCAACATAACAGGCTGGTCACCAACGGCTTACAATAAACAGGATGTTGTCTTCACTGACGGTAAATTTTACAGGTTATTCCAAGATGGCGATGTTCTTGTTGCTACATTTACGTACTCTAACTTTAAGGGCAAACGATTTAAGGGCATTGGTCATACCGGGATTGTAGACAGGATTGGCGAGCATTCCATAAGGACGATTGAGGGAAACACAAACGAGCAGGGGATGCGAGACAGCCGTTCACGAGACGGGGTTTACATCAAGATAAGACCATTATCCAAGAATACACACATAACGAGGTGGAAGAAAGCCACTCGTTTTAGAGGGTAAACATAAAAACAAAATAATGAGTTTAAATTCAGTAAAATTCAAGGACAAGGCGTCCTTTGAGAAAAACAAAAACAAACCGAACGTGGTTGAGGTGCATGAGCCATTTGGCATCATCGTGTTCCGTGACGAGCAACCAGTAACTCCAGATCCTGCCAAGGTATCTCAGTCTAACAGCGTGGACGAATCGCTTGACCACATCGACACAGGTATGGCGATTGTAATTGCCAAGGACTTTGATCAGGCGCAAAAGTACTTTGCCGCTAGTGGTATCGTTGTGAAGGATTCATTTGAAATGTCCAAGACATTCTTCGTGGAAACCCCAGCATTCGCCACATTCGATTCATTCTACGGCAGCCTTATGGCTACAGGTCATTTCATTAGCGTGGAGCCTGACTACATCGTGTCTATGACTGCACACGCTGAGTACGAATACTCTGCACACTGGCATCTTCCAAACATGAAGTGTCAAGAGGCATGGGATCAAATCAACACAGACTTCGTTGGTGACGTGGCCGTACTCGACATTGCTTGCGAGACAAACCACGAGGACTTGGCTGGTATGATTAGCTCTGCTAGTTGGAACTGCGTGACTGACGCTGCTGACGTTAATCCTATTTCAGAATTCGAAAAGCACGGAACAGCTTGCTCCGGAGTTATCGCAGCCAACACTGGCAACGGTATCGGAGTAAAGGCCATTGGTAACAACCACTTGAAGGTGCAGTTCCTCCACATCGGGTACGACAGCACTTCGGGAGGTAGCTTCCGAACATCGGACACAATCATTACCCGTGCGGTAAACAAGGCTATTGCAAATCCTAATTGTGTTGCCATGTCTATGTCTTGGGGTAGCCTTGGTTCTGGGTATCCAATGTTCAGCAACGCTTTGACAGCGGCACGTACATCTGCCCGTAACGGAAAGGGTATTCCACTCTTCGCCTCTTCGGGTAATCAGTCTCAGTCAGACTTCATTCAGCTTCCTGCCTCTTACCCATCGGTAATGGCTGTTGGTGCAAGCACTCAAAACAATACCCGTGCTTCTTTCAGTAACTACGGCCCTAAGTTATTCGCTGCTGCTCCCGGAGCGGCCTTGTTGACTGTGGATCGTACAGGAGCTGATGGTTACGGCCCAGATTCATATCGTGGATTTAGCGGTACGTCTGCTTCATGCCCTGCTATGGCTGCTGTTGCTGGTCTTGTACTCGTTAAGAACCCTGACCTTACAGAGGTGCAGGTGCGTGATATTCTGAAGAACTCATCTCGCAAGGTGGGTGGATATGCTTACGATGCCACCGGAAGATCAGCAGAGCTTGGCTTCGGTGTGATTGACGCTAATACTGCCGTGTCTCTTGCCGCAGGTACAACTCCTCCACCTCCACAGATTGTGTTCAATGCATATGGAGTAATCAGTTCTGCTGCTAACGCAGAGGCTGGAACTACAACTAGCGTTTCTTACTCTGTACTGGTGGATAAGCCATTGTCAGGAGACTTGCTTGCCCCTATCGTGATCTCATTTAAGAATCCGAACGGCGCTATCTTGAACTTCTACACCGGAACCGTGACAATACCAAAAGGTCAGACCTCTTTCACGGCTAACATTCCTTACACAGTGCCTAACAATATCAGCGGAGTTTGTCAGTTTGTATTGACCATTGATCCTAACAATGCGGTCAATGAATCAAACGAGAACGACAACATTGCTCAGACTGCAATCACCGTGTTTACTCCAACCCCTCCTACACAGAGCCTAGATGCACAGGCTGAGGTTACGGGCTTTGAGTGGCTTGACACAACCCGTGTACGTATTCGATACAAGATAACCAACAGAGGAACTGCCCCAATCACTTCATGGAAGGCTGTGGTAGGATTTGATGGTCAGTGGCAAAGCACATGGAACCGTACTGAGACAATACTCCCAGGACGTTCAACCACGGGTGGAACCGTGTGGTCATCTAGCGTGCAGGGTACGCTTCCAAACACATGGAGAATCCGTGTGACTGAGTTGAATGGTTTGCCTGACAGCAATCCGGCTAACAACGAGGCGAGCATCCTTGTGACTCGATAATAAACTCAATGTTTTAAATCAAAAAGGGAGACCACGCTTGGCCTCCCTTTTCTTTTAACAATAAACAATAAACACAACTATAACAACAACAAATACAACGAAACACCAGACAAGGTGATCGTTGTACATTTCCAAAATATCTTTCTTCTACGCTCCTTTTTCATTTCTGATCTCATGTCGGTGTACTGAATCTTGAGGAAGCGAATCTCAGCGAGTTGGTTTTGTCTTACCTCTTCGCACAGGTCACCATTCTGTATAGCAAGGTCGAGTGCTACTTGAGCAGCCTCGATTTGGTCTTTCATCATTTGAATACGCTGCGAACGGGACTCGATCGTCACCTTGTCCTGACGGATGGTCTCGGCAGCAGCAGATATGACCTCCTGAGCCTCCCTAGGAAGCTGTGGGGTACTAGTTGGCTGGGCGTAACTTCCCATTACGATACTCATTGAGAAGATAATTCCAAGAGCTAACGTATAAAGTCTTGAGCGAGTCATTGGGTAGGTGAGGTATTCGTGAAACAATTTTTTGTGATCTCTCTATGCGTTCCTGTTCAAGCATGAACTGCTGCTGGTCCTGTACCATAAACGAGTCAAGTGCTGCCTTGGTTGCCGTTACTACGAGCAGGTTAGAGTCCATCTGTGCTACGTACTTTTCGTTTATTTCGTTTAGGCGTTCAATGGCCACGGCCTCGTTCTCTGAACTATTGTGGAGAATACCCATCCGGAATACCATAAAGAATACTCCGAATAGGATCACCACGCTCAGCGCAAGAATAATTAAGGTATATATATTTTTGGTCTTGTCCATGTCATTCAAAGTTAGCGTAACCTAGGTCTTCCCAAGTCGGTGGATCAATCATTTTTTTATCTCTTTTACTTTGTCCTTGTATTGATATATCAATTCTTTTATCATGTCAAGCGGTAGGCTGAGCCTTCCGTTTCTTTGGGCGTGTAGTTCTTCCAGTCTTCCCTTCCCGATCCTCTTCTCAATCCGGATGCCGTATTCGATCAGGTTACCGTGTTTGTGTTGGTTACACTCCACGCACTGGCCGTGTACGTTGTCCTCATGGAATCTCAGGTTTGGGTACGAGCCGACACTGAAATAGTGACCGGCATCGTACTTACCCTGTAGCTTCTTTCCGCAGGATATACACCCCTTCCCTTGGTCACGAAGCCTAATGAATTGGTTAAACACCTGCTGTAGTTCCTTGCGCCATTGTGATACGGATTTGTTCCGCTCCTTCATGACCTTCAGGTCTCGTTTAACCTTCCTATCTTTCTGCTTGGAGGAATAGGCGAGCATACATTCTATGTTCTCGCACGTTGCCTGCATTGTGCTGTACTTGGGAATGAATTCCTGTCTACAGATCCGGCACTTCTTATTCCTCACCTTCATACGCTATATTATTTTTCGGCAGGTTTCCACACTGCCTGTTCTTTAGCCAAGTTCGCCTTGACGGTCTCTTTGAGAGTGCCAACCGCAAAGTCCTGCGCCTCGCTGCATCCCTCAAAGTGTTCATAGAATTGTGCTTCATCGATTTCTACGTCAAAGGTAGTGACTCCGTTCGTTGTACGCAAGACCGTGAACGTCCATTCCTTGTTTTTAACATCAGGAAAAGACATGGTAATTGTGCCGGCAAAGTACTCGACTTGCTTGGATGGCTTGTTGGATATGTTTATCATAGTTTGATGTTGTTTTGTTCAAGTAGTCTGTAAAATTCTTGGTATATCTCATCGCACAGCTCCCACTTGTCGGCTGGCATCTCCTCGTACTTGACCTTGCGTCGGAGGTATTCCTTCACGTCGTTGAGTGCGTGTGACATCTCCTGAGCCTTGTTGCATAGGTCGTACTCGGCCTGATCGTCCGGTAGGTTAAATTCGATTGTCGCTTTCATAGGAGTAAACGATTTTAGGTGATGTATTTACAATCTCTCTTTTTGTTTCTGTCCCGTCATACCAACACAGGTTTTCTTGGGCTTCTTCCAAGGTGTCGTATAAAGTCCTCAGGCATTCGTCATCCCAAAGGCTTGCCTCTTTCCACTTATAGCCGCCAAAGAAACGTTTTTTCTTCTGTTCGATGGTGTAGTATTCTCGGCCATTGGGCAGCGTGGTCTTTATGATTCGGCATTCTTTTTTACTCATTGCTCACCTCCTTTTTTTATTTGGTTAGACAGGTCTCGCAATGCGAGAGCGATTATCCACAGGGGGATTGATACTATTATTGCGCTTATCATGGCTGTTTATTTTTACAAATATAACTCGTGTGTATTGTTAATGCAATTATTTTTTTTGACTTCCGGAGTGTGACCTCCATACATTTGTCCTGTTCTCACATTGCAGTGTCTGGTAGCAGTGCAATGTGGGAAGATGAGAAATCTAATTCTCAACTCAAAACGCCCTCGGACTACCAGACGAGGGCTTTTTTTTTACCCGTCCCCCATCCATCCGAATCTGCCTTGTCGGTGCAATAGGCCACACTTCATGCGAGAGTATGTTGGATCAGACACCTGCCCCTATGCGGGGCGGAGATGTTTGTTTTTCACGGGGGGAGGCTTTTTCTTTTCTTCTCTTTAGGTTTCTTCTTGACTTGTTTCTTTTCTCTGTCTTTTCTTTTGAAATCACCCAATCTCTAGCTGTTCATTAGGATCGGGTATGTACAAATCAAGTGTCTCAGCAGCGAACTGCTTGACGTGTTCAAGGTAATCCATAAACTCGCCTGTTGCAAGTTCCGACGTTTTGCGTGGGATTTTCATCAACTCACCGGTATTCGGGTCGGTGAGTTCAGAGTAAAGGAACCGGCCTTTGAGAAACTCATGCGCGAGGTCACGGTCAACGTCATGGCCAAGCTCCCTGAGCCTTTCCACTATCATCGCTATGACCACGCCCCAGTAGTATGCGTTCTGCACGTCTGACCGGAACCTGCGTTTCAGTTTGACTTCGATGGTCACAGCCAAGTCCTTTTCACGGGACATGGCTCTGACTTCCTCATCGAAGAGGGGGCGATTGTAGATTCGCAATGCCCCCTGTGGTGTGATTACTCCGTTGTGCTTCATTTTATCCTCCACGTTCTAACTCCGGTATCGAATACTTTGGTAGAGAACTTGACTCCGTGCTTCTTGGCATAGGCACAGGCTGCTGCCGACACACGGCCACGTTCATGCTCGGGGAAGGATGACTTCATGAAGAAGCTATCGCCCACTTCCATAGTTGCGAATGGGTACTTGGCACGGGCTGTCGATCGGGTTGGTGCGGGGTATCCGCTTTCTACTTTGATTTTCATAATTGGTCGATTAGTTGTTGGCGTGAGTTAAATACTTTGTGGGGACGTATCACTACGGAGTTGTGGTCTTTTGTTTTAACAAACAGGAATGCGCTTTGACCATCTTCATCAAGAGTTGCGTCTATTCTGTAGATAGTGCCTGCTGTGATTTTGTCGTTGTGTATGAAGTACACAAAGTCTCCCAAGTTGTGGGTTGTTTCTAATTGGATTGTCATTTGGTTGATGTATAAAAATGATTATTGATTACTAAAAAATTGTACAGGTCAGGCAGTGTCTGACATATCTCGTTCTTGTTCTCATCCCATGCCTTCATGTCCTCCTTGAGTTCGTACAGGTATGCCTTCTCGTACATGAACCATGAGAACCAGTCGTATCCTTCCGGAGTCAGGATGACGCTCCACAGGTGTTGAACCACCCAATGCTCGTCATCCATAAACTCGTGCAGGTCGATGTTGAGTTTGTATACTGCGTCTATGTTGTTGGATGCTGTCTTCATCCTTTCACAACACTTCATGAACATATCTTTTGTCATGCTTCGTCCTCCTCTTCGGTTACGCCAAACTGCTTGGCTTGTTCTACGATTTGATTAAAGTTATATCCGGCTGTTTCGATCTCAGTGCGTACCTCTTCGTTCTTTGCTGTAATCTTATCGCCCTTGGCATAACGTGCAATGACGCGAGTCCAACGTGCGACCTGAGACTTGACTGAGTCAGCGTAGTCACGGGGTTCTTCGAAGTCGTACAGGAACTTGAGGTAGTTGGAGTATTCGATGCCGAAGTTCTTCTTGAACTTACCATCCTCAACCATGATGTGGTTCTCAAGTGGCGGGCGTTCTGACTTGTTGAAGTAGTAGGTTATCTTCTCAAGGTCTGCTAGGTACTCAGCCTCTAGTTCAGCCGATGGCTCGTACTGGAAGCACATCATTCGTAGGTCGTCCTTGCAGATGTACACGAGTTCGCCATTGAGACCGAGTCCCTTCATGTAGTGGAAGAGTTGGAGGCGGTGGTGTTTGATAGGCTTCTCAGTCTTCTCCATCATGTCCATGACAAAGGATGAGCAGGACTTAATCTCTAGGACTTTCTTCTCAAGCTCCTTGTCACCGAACTTCTCATGCAGCTTCTCTGCGATGTACAGGGAGGACGCTTGGATAGATTCCGGCAGGTGCGATGAGGTGATGTCCTGCTTGGCACGTTCGATGTCAATCTTGCCACCGGCTAGGAAGTCGAGGCGACCCGATACCTTGAGCATATTGGGGTACTCGACCATCACACGTTCTTGGGTGTTGTTGATGAGTCCTGCACGTTCGAGAACGTAGCGCACTACCCACTCTACAAGGTTGCCGGCCTCGAACTTGCGGAGGCTTCTCATGTTGGGTGGGTTGGTTGGTGTAACGGCTTTCATCTTGAGGTAGCGGTCAACCAAAGGCTGTCCGATTTCAGATGCATAGCAGTAGTCGCGTGGTTCAAGCGCACGCTGTTGGGAATAAACGCATTCATTCCATAGTTGTTGGAGATTCCAATTCATGATTGTTGTGTTATTTGATTTGTAAATTGTAAGTTGTGGTAATCGCAGAACTCCTTGGCCACGTTCTCATTCTCGATGAGCATAAACATCAGCCCATTGGGTTTGAGGTTCATGTTGCGCCAATAGTTCCATGCGTCAGGGTATGACCCGAAGGTTTCGATGTTGCCGGTCAGGTTAGGGTTAATCGAGATAACCCAATACGGAGGATTATTCATTGCGTTGGATGTTAAAGAATATTGTTTTGATTTCATTTGGTATACTCTTGAGCAGTCGCCCGCTCGATTGATAGCTTGATGATACCTTGCCC